ATACTTGATGCAACAAAGAGTTCAGCCAAATAACCCAATTTGGAAAAACGCTAAACTAAAAGTAGAATTTGGATCAAAAAATAATGTAAAGCAAGATGTAGCGGAAGAGTGGAGCAAGAAATATAAATCCAGTATCAACTGTAGCCATCCAAAAGGATTTAGTCAAAAGGCTCATTGCGCTGGCAAAAAGAAGCACTTAGAAGGATATGCCTACAAAGATCCATATATGGAAGAATTGAAAAGTAGATTGGCAGAGAAAATTCCGGCCAATGCACCGGTAGATGTTTGGATCAAAGATTTTGAAAAATCAAATGCTCCGCAATTCCGTAATAAGACAAAAGAAAAACGTCGTCAAATGGCCATTGCTGCTTCATACGGGGCTAAAACTAAAAAGAAGAGAAAGAAATGAGATCAAAAGATTTTATTAACGAAACTGCTGCTTGGCAAAAGAAGTCAGGTAAAAATAAAAATGGTGGCCTTAATAAAAAAGGTGTAGCATCATATCGCCGCGAACATCCCGGAAGTAAACTTCAAACGGCTGTAACAACTAAACCCAGTAAATTGAAGAAAGGTAGCAAGGCTGCTAAACGCCGTAAGAGTTTTTGCGCTAGAATGAAAGGTATGAAAAAACATCGCACTGGTTCTAAAACCAAAAGAGATCCAAATAGTCGTATAAACAAAAGTCTACGCAAATGGCATTGCGAAAGTAAGGAATTTAACAACAACGATTATAAAATTCATGATCGCGAGCATTTAGATCAATATCTAATTGAACTAGGGCATCTTATTATTGCAGCACAGAAGAAAGACCCTGAAAAGTTCGGAATGGTTGCAGCCTGTGTATTAGATCCAGATCATAATGCGGTAGCACGTACAAGTATGAAAGTAGACGATAAGTGGAGTCATGCCGAACGAAACGCGATCGATTCGTATGAAAAAGAATACGGAGAGATACCCGAAGGTAGTATTCTATTAACCACATTAAGCCCTTGCGACGGTCCAATGAGTGATAGATATGAAGGTAGTTGTACAGATTATATTAATTCAAGCCCAATAAAGAAAGTATATTGTGGTTATAGCGATCCAAGCCAACATAATGAAGATTTCGAATTTACCATAGAAACAACCGGTAACGAAGATATACAATCAATATGTAAAAAGTTTGCTGATACATTTCTAGGTGATGAAAATCATCCGTTAAATGAGGGCGAAGAGGTTGATGTCATTTACATTGATGGGAAACCTGTGGTAAAGTTTGTTAGCAGACCCGAAGCAAAAGCTGCACTAGAAATGCTTCGAAAGAAATACCCCAACAAGAAGATTGAAATCAAAGTAGAAGTGCGTGAAGTCAAACAAAGATTAGATCCAAAATGTTGGAAAGGCAAGCACAAAGAAGGCACCAAAATTAAAGGCGGTATTAGAGTTAATAATTGCGTGCCAAATGAAAGTGTAGCGGAAACAATAGATTTGGGTCGTAACAAATATATTGTTACTTATATGAATGTTCTAGCTGATAAGACATATACTGCGTTAGTACCAGCAGACGATGAATACGAAGCAAGAGATAGAGTTAATCAGGCAGGCGGGCGCGGTACATTAGTTCAAGACGTTAAACTAGCCCGTGGTAACGAACCGACAGACCGAGAATGGAAAGTATATAGAAATCCAAACTTTGCTGGCGGGAAACAAGCTGGTTTATACGATCGTGAACAAGGTATAGAAGAAGGCGCTCCTGAATTACTAAAGGCAGAGATGCCATTAGTTCGTCATATCGAACAAGAATTAATTCGTCATGGTTACAAAAAAGGTAGTCCTGAATATGACAAACATTTCGAACGTTTATTAGCATATTATCGCAAGTTTGGTAATATAGATGCGATTAATAAAGGTGTAGCAAAATAAAAAGAGTTGACATTCTCCTAAGATTATTGTATACTAGATAATTGAAGGAGAATAACAACGATGAGTAAAACATTTGGTGCGCCGGAACAGGCAAAGATCAAGCAAATTGTTGCAGAAGGTGTGACAGTTATGCAGGAGATTTCAGATCTTACAGAAGGTTTGAATGAAACAATCAAGGCAGTAGCAGAAGAGCTAGAAGTTAAGCCCAGTGTGATTAAAAAGGCAATTCGTATTGCCCAGAAAGACCAATGGGATCAAGTCTATCATGAATTTGAAGATTTGGAAACAGTTGTAGATATTAGCGGTCATGCTAATCTACGTCGCGAGGATAATAATTAATGAGTACATATTTCGGTTATCACCTAATGTTAGATCTTGCAGGTTGCAATGATAACATTAAAAGCAGAGATCAGATTTATAATTTTGTTAAGGAATTAGTGGAACGTATTGATATGAATGCTCACGGTGAGCCGATTATTGAGTACTTGTTACCAGGTGAAGATAAGGCTGGATACAGCCTTATGCAATTAATCACCACCAGTAATATTTGTGGCTATTTTATTGAACCAAATTCTACTGCTTACATTGATATTTTTAGTTGTAAAAACTTTGATATCAAGTTAGCAGAAGAAATTGTAGTAAACTATTTTGGCCCAAGTAAAATTCGTGCTAATTTTATTACACGACACGCTGGCTGATTAAATAATATACGAGTAAGGTTCGACCAGCCACAAATGGTCATGAGAAGGTCAGTGAGCCATAAATCACAAGGAGAATAATTATGAGTTACGTTGATTCCATGTGGGATCGCGAAAAGGATATCATTAAGGTAATCGAACGCGATCCAAAGAAAGGCAGAATCTATCAAGAATATCCTGCCAAATATATTTTTTATTATCCAGACCAGCGCGGTAAGTTTAGATCAATCTACGGTGAAAGTCTTAGTAAAATTTCTTCAAGAAGTTGGAAGGAACATACTAAAGAACAACGCATACACAGCAACCATAAACTTTACGAAAGCGATATTAATCCAATATTCCGTTGTTTAGAAGAAAACTATCTCGGTAAAGATGCTCCAACATTAAATGTAGCATTTTTCGATATTGAGGTGGATTTCGATCCCGAGCGTGGATACGCATCATCTAGTGATGCGTTCATGCCCATAACAGCTATTGCAGTACATTTACAATGGTTAGATACCCTAGTGTGTCTTGCTGTACCTCCTAAAACTTTAACCATAGCCGAAGCCGAGGAACAGGTTAAGGATTTTCCTAACACTATCTTATTTAAAACAGAACACGAAATGTTAGATACATTCTTAAATCTAATCGAAGATGCAGATGTATTGAGCGGGTGGAACAGTGAAGGATTTGATATCCCATACACTGTTAATCGTGTTACAAAAGTGTTAAGCAAAGAAGATACTCGTAGATTTTGTCTATGGGATCAACTGCCTAAAAAGAGAGAATACGAAAAATACGGAAAAGATGCTGTTACATACGACTTTATCGGTCGCGTACACGTCGACAGTTTAGAATTGTATCGCAAATACACATACGAAGAACGGCATAGTTATAGTCTCGATGCTATTGCAGAATATGAATTAGGCGAAACAAAGACACTATATGAAGGTACATTAGATCAATTATACAATAACGATTTTAAAAAATTTATCGAATATAATAGACAAGACTGCGCATTGTTGAATAAATTAGATAAGAAGCTTAAATTCATTGATCTTGCCAATACTGTTGCACATGAAAACACAGTTTTGATTCAGACTACTATGGGCGCCGTAGCCGTAACCGAACAAGCTATTATTAATGAAGCACATCATCGTGGATTGATTGTCCCTAGTCGACCTAAGAGAGATGATAGTATCAACAACCAAGCAGCTGGTGCATATGTAGCATATCCTAAGAAAGGGTTGCACGATTATATCGGTTCAATGGATATTAACTCACTTTATCCGTCGGTAATTCGCGCACTCAACATGGGTCCGGAAACCATTATTGGTCAATTACGTCAAGATTACACACGCAATGAAATCGAAGGTAAGATTGCCAAAGGTCATAGCTTCGCTGCTGCATGGGAAGGTAAGTTTGGTTCCAACGAATATGAATTTGTCATGAACAAAGACCGTGCTCACGAAATTCATGTGGATTGGGAAAATGGCGAAACTGATATTATGACCGGCGCACAGATCTATGAAGCTATTTTTGAAAGTAATAAACCATGGGTTATATCTGCAAATGGAACTATATTTACATATGAAAAAGAAGGTATTATTCCTGGGCTATTAAAGCGATGGTACGCTGAGCGTAAAGAAATGCAGGCCAAGCTGAAAGAATCGATAAAGGCAGAAAATAAAATTGAAGAAGAATACTGGGATAAACGACAGCTGGTCAAGAAAATTAATCTTAATAGTCTTTATGGTGCTATTCTTAATGCCGGTTGCCGATTCTTCGACAATCGTATCGGGCAATCGACAACATTATCTGGGCGTAGCATTGCACGCCATATGGCTTCAAAAATTAATGAAGTAATTACTGGAGACTATGATCATTTAGGTAAAGCTATCATCTATGGTGATACTGATAGTGCATATTTTTCAGCTTATAGTACATTAAAAAATGAGATTGCCAAAGGAGAAATTCCTTGGGATAAAGATACTGTAATCAAACTATATGATACTGTGTCGACAGAGGTAAATTCTACATTTCCACAATTTATGTTAGATGCGTTCCATGCTCCTAAATCTCGAGGCGAAGTTATTAAAGCTGGTCGAGAAATTGTGGCTATTAAAGGGTTGTTTATTACCAAAAAGCGATATGCTGTATTGTATTATGATAAGGAA